CCCCAACCTAACAAGGCGGGAGATTTCTGTTAAGACCCATGCGAAAAGTCATTCGGTCAAGGCGGTGTTATTCAAGCTGGTGGCAACGAACAAGATCAAGTGCGAGAAAGGCAAAGAGACCAACGCCAAGACCGGCCCACGCATGGTAAATGTCTATTGCCTAACCATTGAGGAAAGTGCAGAATCTAGTCATGGGTGAAATGGAATCTTTCGCGCTAAACCTCTTGCACTCCGCGAGTTGCGCTCACGTTTATCATTGGCAGACTACTAGTTACTCTGCCCACAAGGCATTGGGCAAGTTTTATGAGGCCATGCCCGACCTAGTGGACGGTCTGGTTGAGACCTATATGGGGCGCAACGGGATATTTGGCGAGGTGGACAAGGAGCAAGAGGTCTACATGGATAAAGACCCGCTTGCTTATATGAAAGCCCTGCGGAGCTATGTAGATGACACCCGCAAGGACTTACCACAGGATTCAGAGATTCAGAACCTGATCGATGGGATCACGGATCTGATCAACACCACGATTTACAAACTTGAAAACCTCAAATAGGAGTAGCCATGTCCAAGATCAATTTTGAAGTACCCAAGCATTGCAACGACAAGGGTGGACGGTCTGAGCCCAAGAAGAACTCAGTCCAGCAGGGCGGTAAGAATAAGCCTATGGGCGAGAAGATGACCATGAAGGGTCGTGACACCAAGATGGGCACGAACAACTACGGCGAGATTTACCAGAAGTGAACTGCGGGGCGTGTAAGTTTTTCTTAGCAAACCAGAAGTTCGGAATGTGCCAGCGGTATCCTGAGTACGTTATGAAACAGGATACTCAATGGTGCGGAGAGTTCCAAAGCAAAGCAATCATTGAAGAACCCAAAAAACGGAGAAAAAATGATCCAGCCATTGCGCGACCGGATTCTAGTCAGGCCGATTGAGCGAAAAAAGAGCGACATTCTTGCGGTCATCATGCAAGAGAACCCTAATATGGGTGAAGTGGTCGCGGTCGGGCCGGGGGAGTACGACAAGAAGGGTCGTAGAGTCCCGAATCCTTGCGAGGTGGGCCAGAAGATAAGGTACGGAACGACAGGCGAGTACCTGACGTTCCAAGAGGTCGAGCAAGATGGCGAGAAATTTCTTATGATGTCTTGGAAAGATGTCTGCTGGGTGGAAAATGAAAACAACCAATAAACCGATTCCCAAAACTACTACCGGTAAGGGTAGGAACTACAAACCTACCGAGCAGGGTGCGGGAATGACTGCAAAAGGAAGGGCAGAATACAATGCGAAAAATAATTCAAACCTTAAAGCTCCAGCTCCAAACCCTAAAACAAAAGCTGACGCAAATCGTAAAAAAAGTTTTTGCGCGAGGATGAGTGGGATGCCGGGGCCAATGAAGGACGAAAAAGGCCGACCAACCCGTAAGGCAGCTAGTCTTAAAAACTGGAACTGTTAATGGATGAGCAATCAATACAAGCAAGAGTTGCGGAACTTAATCAACAACGCTCGATCACCGTGGCTAATCTTCAAGCTCTGGATGGGGCGATTGCTGACTGCAATTGGTGGCTTGCGAAGATCAAGGCAGATACCGTCAAGATTAACGAAAACGAGGGGAATGACTGATGGCTACCGGACTTTACGCGAACATCCACGCCAAGCGCGAGCGAATCAAGGCCCAAAAGGCAGCGGGCAAGACCCCGGAGAAGATGCGAGCCCCCGGAGCCAAGGGCGCTCCCACGGCAAAGGCGTTCAAAGAATCAGCCAAGACTGCGAAAAAGTGATGCTAAAGAAATCTACATCCGAAAAGGCGTTCAAGCAGAACATCAAGACCGAGGTCAAGGCTGGGAAGCCGGTCAAACAGGCGGTTGCGATAGCGTATGCAACAAAACGCGAGGCTGCGAAAAAGGGTACAAAAGGTAAGAAGTAATGCCAGTTCTTGCGGACATCTTTAGTGCTGGCAACACCATAAAGCGCCGCATGAAAGACTTTGCGGCTGACCCACGGGCGTTCCTAGAGACTGAAGTCAACTACCGTAACCAAAAGGCTGGAGAGTTCAACACCCTACAAGAACTAGCTACACAGGGTGACATCAACAAGATGCGCGGGTTACCCGTCACCCCAGATCAACAGGCGGCTGAGTTACGGCTACGGGACATTGTTGCGGGTGCATATAACCCGATGGGAATTACCGTTTACCACGGATCAAGACATTTATTTCCAAAGTTTGATCCAAAAAAGATGGGAACCGGGGAAGGCAATCAGTCTTACGGAGTCGGAGCTGGTTACACAGCAGAAGCCAAACCGGTTGCAGAAAGCTATAAACGGATGGAAGCTGAGTATCGAAAGATGACCGGCGGCATGGAACCAGACGTTGAATATGCTTATGACTTAGTTGCCAAAGGTATGTCTGATCCTCAAATTATTGATAACTTTGCGTACAAGTATGGCAGTCAAATGGATTTTGACAAGGCAATAAATGCCATAAAAACCGCCAAGCAGTATGCAAATGAAGGATACCTATACAAAGGGGACATCCCAGACGAGATCATCCCCAAGTTCTTAGACTACGATGCTCCCCTGAAAAACCAATCACTCGAGGTTCAGGCTCTTGCGAAAAGCCTAGGAATGGATCTAGAGGACTTAGGTGGAGACTTGCTAGGAAAGGTAGGAAAGACCGTCAAGGGAACCTTGCAGATGCAGGGTGCTGGCATCAAGGGTATCAAGTACCTCGACCAAGGTAGTCGCGGACAAGGCAAGGGAACATCAAACTACATCCCTTTCAGCCCAGATGACTTCAAGATCCAAGAAATCAACGATGAACCCTTAGAAGCATGGCTTAAGTCAGGCAGACTAAAGGTAGACCAACCACAAATTACCGAACAAGACTTTGTGAAACTGGCTGAAAGCGGTCAGATCCGCATGGCAAAAAACAAAGAACAGGAACTAAACGACCTGTTGACCGGCAAGGCAAAGTTTGCCGAAGTATTGATGACTACTGCGAAACCAGAGATTAGAGAACTGGTAAACCAGCTAAAGGGTCAGGGCTACCAGCTCACGACCAAGCGCCAAGGCCCGGACACCATGACGTACATCTACAAGAACAAGGAAGATGTCAGGCCAATTTTTGAGGCTAAGAACCCTGCGGAATACGGTAAGGCTTATGGGTACTCAGACGCTGACATAGCTCGCTTCTACATGGAACGTGGACTAGGACACCAAAAGTATCTCAAAGACACAAAGATGGCCTCTCCCGAACTTGACCCACTAATGCAATTCTTAGGATATAAATAGGTTGCAATCTAAACGAGAATAGTTTACATTTCCAATTCCGTGTCAGGAACTTATAGATTGAGTTAATCAATATGGCCGCACCGATAGGTAACACTAATGCAGTTAAGGGGAAGATGTTCCAAGATGCTTTGCGAAAAGCTCTGGTACAGAACCCTCAGAGACTACCAAACATAGTAAATGCACTTCTAACTCAGGCAGAGCTGGGAGAGGCTTGGGCTGTGAAGGAAGTTATAGACCGGCTAGACGGTAAGGCGATCCAGATCAACCAGATGGAGAACGCGGACGGGACACCGTTACTGAACGCTATTCAGGTCACGTTCATCAAACCGCCAGAAACCATAGATGTCTGACCGCGAGCTGCTGGAACAGGCGGTAGCCAAGGCAGAGTTTCCGGTTAAGCTTGCGTGTCTGTTTGAGCCTAAGCGGTATAAGGTTCTCTACGGAGGCCGAGGCGGGGCCAAGAGCTGGGGAGTAGCCAGAGCCCTGCTAATCAAGGGAGCCAAAGACCCCCTGCGAATCCTCTGTGCGCGAGAGTTTCAGGTCTCGATCAAGGACTCAGTCCACAAGCTCCTAGCCGACCAGATTGAGCAACTAGGCTTATCGGAGTTCTACGAGGTAACCAACACCTCGATCAAGGGCAAGAACGGAACCGAGTTCTTCTTTGCGGGGCTAAAGAACAACATCATGTCCATCAAGTCCTTTGAGGGCGTGGACATCTGCTGGTGCGAGGAAGCCCAGACCATCTCCAAGACGAGCTGGAACGTCCTGATCCCAACCATCCGCAGGGACAACTCTGAGATATGGGTCACCTTTAACCCGGAGCTAGAGACGGACGAGACCTACCAGCGATTTGTGATCAGCCCGCCTGAGAACGCGATAGTCCAGAAGATCACATGGCGCGATAACCCGTGGTTCCCCCAGACCCTGCGGGAGGAAAAAGAGAACCTTGAGATCCACGACCACAACGCCTACCTCAACGTCTGGGAAGGCTTATGTCGTAGGACGGTCGATGGGGCGGTCTTTGCCCAAGAGATGAACATGGCAGAGATGGACGGTCGGATCACCAAAGTCCCGTATGACGCGATCAAACCCGTCCACGCGGTATTCGACTTGGGCTGGGCAGACAACACGGCTATATGGTTCGTACAGTTCATAGGGTTTGAGATCCGTCTGATCCGATACCTTGAGGACAACCAAAAGACCATGAGCTACTACTTGGCCCAGCTTCAGTCCTTGGGCTACGTTTACGACACCATCTGGCTACCCCATGACGCTGAGAACACAACTCTGGCGGCGGCGGGTCGGTCGATTGCGGACATAGTTCGTGGGGCAAATTACAAGGTTCAGATCCTACCAAGGGTTCCGGTTACGGACTCAATCAACGCAGCTCGCACGATTTTCCAGAAGTGCTACTTTGATAAAGAAAATTGCTATCAGGGGCTACAATGTCTGAGGCACTATCGGTATGATGTTGATCCAGATACGAAACAGTTCTCGAAATCGCCCCTGCACGACATATATTCACATGGTGCGGATGCGTTTCGGTACATTGGATTGGTGGTAAACGAACCCCGGAAGGCAGGGCCAAAGAAGCCGGTCTACCAGATTCCGGGCTCATGGATGGGCTAAAACATGGCAAAAGTAGACGTACCCAGCGCAATCCCTGCGGACTCCCGCATACAGGAAGCGATAGACTTTCTCAAATTCTCCAACGAGGCTGACACCGAAAACCGGCAAAAGGGTCTCGATGACCTAAAGTTTTCCACAGGTGACCAATGGCCCATCGAGGTTCAAAACTCACGCCACCTTGAGGCCAGACCGTGTCTTACGATCAACAAACTGGATGCCTATGTGCGCCAGATTGTGAACCAGATGCGTCAGTCCCGCCCCCGGATGCGGGCTCACTCCATGAACTCCGAGGCCAACGCAAAGGTTGCGGACATCATCACCGGGATCTTTAAGCACATTGAGGTCAACTCAGACGCTGATACGGCCTACGACACCGCCGGTGAGTACGCGGTCAGGGTGGGCTGGGGCTACTGGCGGGTTATCACAGACTACGTCCGCGAGGATTCCTTTGATCAGGAAATTTACATTAAGCCCATCGACAACCCGTTCTCGGTCTACTTTGACCCCAACTCAGTCCAGCCAGACGGCTCAGACGCTGAGAAGGTCTTGATCACCACCCTGATGTCCAAGGATGACTTTAAGGTTCAGTACCCCGGAGCTGATGACGGCGGTGACTTCAACCAGCGCGGAACCGGTGACTTTGACCCCGATTGGGTACAGAAAGAGGACATCCGAGTAGCCGAGTATTTCTACGTTGAGCGCAAAAAGACCAAGTTAGTGCTCCTGTCTGACGGGACGAAGGTCTACAAGGACGAGGCCCCAAGCCCTGAGATCATGGCTGCGGCTGGGATCATGGTGGTAGGCGAGCGCGAGACCATGCGTAAGCAGATCAAGTGGTGCAAGCTCACCGGCCTAGAGATCCTTGAGGAACGCGACTGGGTTGGACGTTACATCCCCGTGGTTCCGGTCTACGGTCAAATGCTCACGGTCGAGGACAAGCGCAAGAAGTACGGCTTGGTGCGTAACGCCAAAGACGCACAGCGTATGTACAACTACTGGCAGACCAGTCTTACAGAGAGCATAGCTCTGGCTCCCAAGGCCAAGTGGCTCCTTGCGGAAGGTCAGGACGAAGGCCACGAGAACGAGTGGGCGCAAGCCAACATCAAGTCCATGCCGGTCTTGCGCTACAAGCAGACAGACATCAATGGAAAAGAAGCCCCAGCTCCACAGCGACTCCAGCCAGAGCCACCGCCCGCCGGGGTTATTGCGGCTGCGATGTCCATCGATAAGGACTTACAGTCAGTAGTCGGTATCTTTGATCCGTCCCAGTTGCCCCAAGGAAATATGTCTG